TGTCTCCAAAGCATCCTTGAGGGCAAAGGAGTTTTCCTTAAAAAGATCGGACGGAGAGTTGACCCTGCAAGTGGTTTCAACGTCATCGCCACAGCAAACACTAAGGGTAAAGGTAGCGACGACGGACGATTCATTGGAACTAACGTGCTTAATGAAGCCTTCCTTGAGCGATTCCCAGTAACCTTTGAGCAAGAGTATCCCACTGCTACTGTTGAGACCAGAATCCTCAACAAACTCTGTGATGATGAAAACTTTTGTAAGCGACTTGCTGATTGGGCAGACATCATCCGTAAGACCTTCTATGATGGTGGTATTGAGGAGATCATTTCCACGCGCCGTCTGGTTCATATTGTGAAGGCATATAGCATCTTTGAGGATAAGGCAAAGGCAATCAGTGTTTGTGTGAATCGTTTTGATGATGAAACCAAGCAAGCATTCTTGGAATTATACGATAAGGTTGATGCTGATTTTGTAATGCCAATTGACACAGACGTTCCATTTTGATATAATATGACTAATGCTTGGTCCTTTCTATATGAGGAATTAAAAATGGATGAGTATCCCTATCCCGATAATTTCGGTGCAGCACAACCTGTTCCAATATCTTCCCATAGTGAAGACATAATCACTTTTAACTTTGATATGAGTAGTAACAATCCAAATCGTTTTAAGTATAGTGAGGAAGATCTCCTTAAAGAACTTAAAGACTATATTTCCGCAACTTACAATGCACATTACTCTGCTGGTAATGATGCTATTCAAACTCTAGATTTGATTGACGCTTGTGGAGACGCTGAGGCATTCTGCCGTAGTAATATCTTAAAGTATGCCTCACGATATGATCGTAAAGGCACTGCCCGTCGTGATATCATTAAGATCCTTCACTACGGTTTGCTCCTCCTCCATTTCTCTGACAAATCCGCGATTCGCGACACCTACCCCCAATGATGAAACTCAACCCTAATAATATGAAACTGTCTGACAGCACGCTGACAATCTTGAAAAACTTTGCTGGAATCAATAATTCGATTCTAGTAAAAGAAGGAAAGCGTCTCCGCACTATTTCTGTTGCCAAGAATATTCTTGCGGAAGCAGAAATCAAAGAAAACTTCCCTAAAGATTTTGCTATCTATGATTTGAACCAGTTCCTTAATGGTTTGAGTCTGCATCAAGATCCTGACTTGGATTTCAATCAAGATTCCTATCTGAGTATTAAAGAAGGTAAGCGTCGTGTGAAGTATTTCTTTGCCGATCCTAATGTTATTATCTCTCCACCTGAGAAAGATATTACTCTTCCTAGCGAAGATATCTCTTTCCAACTGGATAGTGCTTCTCTAGAAAAACTTGTTAAAGCAGCACAGGTTTATCAACTTCCTGATCTCTCTGCTATTGGTGAAGCAGGTGTTATTAAACTGGTAGTTCATGATAAGAAGAATGATACTTCTAATCAATATGCTATCGTTGTAGGTGAAACCGAGAAAGAGTTTTCTTTCAACTTTAAAGTTGAGAATATCAAAATCATTCCTGGTGCATATGATGTAGTTGTTTCCTCTAAACTTCTTTCTAAGTTTACGAATACTAAGTACAACCTTACATACTATATTGCTCTGGAACCTGATTCCAATTTTGAATGAAAACACTTACTCGAATGAGAATTGTAGGTAGTATTACAGTTATTGCTGCCTACTTTGTTGTTTTGCATGTTAATTTGCTTGCTGGTGTTGTAATGAATGTCATTGCTGATACTATTTCTATTCCATATTTTGTAAAAACAAAATCATGGGATATTGTCTTTATGTTAGGATTTCTTCTAGCAATTAGTTTTAGTAAACTTTTATCATGAAAGATTGGAAAACACTTTATAGCAATCTTCCAAGTGAAGAGTTGGACAAAATTGCTGTTCTTCGTGTGATGGAATGCACTAACGGAATCATTCAATACGCACATCGAGATAACGCATCATATAAACTTTCTATCGAAGAAACTCGTCGTGCTATGAAATTTAGCATGTCATCAATTAAAAACTTGAAAATTCCTCTTAAAGAAGAAACTCTTACCTTTGCACCAGAAACTCAAGAACTGCTGTATGAAGCAAGGGATTATTACACTAAGGGAATGAAGCGTAATGACGATGATGCTTACGCTGAGTTTATGAGAATTTCTAAAGAAAGTGCTAGAGCATGTGGTCTGGAGAGAATCTTCAAAGCACGGAAGTTAATTGAAGAACAAGTTGATGATATTCCTACACAAACAATCGTGTGGGGTGTCGAATATCTTATGCAATTTTTCTGATGTTTATTCCTGAAAAAGAATATCAAAAGATTATGAAGACCATGCCAGTCTTCTGTGCTGATTTTTTGATCCGTTGTGAGAACAAACATCTTCTCATCAAACGAACCGAAGAACCTGTAAAAGGAGTTTATTGGGTTATTGGTGGAAGACTTCATCATAAAGAATCTATTCAACAACTGGCGGAAAGAGTTCATACTAGAGAGATTGGGAGATACTTCCCTAAGTTCAAAATGATTGGATTTTCAAACTATCAGTTTCCTGATGTTCCAAATCAGAGAGCCACTCATACACCAACCATGCTATACTTGGTTGAAGTTGATCAGATGTTTGAACCAAACATTGATGATACACATTCGGATTTTATCTGGTCAACTGAATTGCCAGAAGAACTGAAGAATCAAACTGATTTTTTTGATTATGTTTATTGAATATGAATACAGGCAGATAGAGGTTCCTCAAGAAATAATTGAGTTCTGTGATTATTTCACTTATGATGCAAATCGTGAGGATTTGAGATTTATTGATTGTCTTCATATGAACCTTGGTCATTATGGAAACAACATAGAAGATCTCAAAGAAATGAGAAGACGTATTATGCCTGTTTTTGACTAACTAACTTTCTATTATTATGAGCGACTTTATTTGGGTTGAAAAGTATCGCCCGAAGACTATTGAAGAGTGTATCCTCCCTGAACAAACTAAGAAGACCTTTCAATCGTTCCTAGATAAAGGAGAGATTCCTAATATGCTTCTTTCTGGTCCTCCAGGTATTGGTAAGACCACAGTAGCAAAGGCATTATGTAAAGAACTTGGGGTAGATGTTTATGTCATCAATGGATCCGATGAGGGACGATTCCTCGATACTGTCAGAAACAATGCGAAAAACTTTGCTTCGACCGTATCGCTTACGTCAGATTCTAAACACAAAGTCATTATCATTGACGAAGCTGACAACACATCCAACGATGTACAACTCCTCCTACGGGCGTTTATTGAGGAGTTCGCTGGCAATTGCAGATTCATCTTTACCTGCAATTACAAAAATAAAATCCTTGAACCCCTACACTCCCGTTGCGCCGTCGTGGAATTTGGGATCAAAGGAAAAGACCGACAATCCATTGCAGCACAATTCTTCAAGCGTCTCCAAGAAATCTTGGATACAGAAGGTGTTGAATATGATAACAAGGTCCTGGTAGAACTGATTAATAAACACTTTCCTGATTGGCGTCGTGTTCTCAATGAGATTCAACGATATTCTGTTAGTGGAAAAATTGATGCAGGTATTCTTGCTACGTTCTCTGATGTTGCTGTAAATGAACTTGTTAAAAACCTCAAAGAAAAGAACTTTGCAGAGGTTCGTAAGTGGATCGTTTCTAATCTGGATAACGATACTACTGTACTTATGCGTCGTATTTACGATGCTTGTTATTCATCCCTTACAAACGCTACTGTTCCTGCTGCTGTGCTCATTATTGCTAAGTATCAGTATCAGGCAGCATTCGTTGCTGACCAAGAGATAAATATGCTTGCTTGTTTAACCGAAATTATGGTGGAGTGTGAATTCAAATGATTGATGTAAAACTGATTCGTATCGTAACTGGTGAAGAAATCATTGCAGAGATTCTCTCTGAAACTGATGATACTGTCACTGTTCAAAATGGTCTTGTAGTTCTTCCTAACGCTCAGGGTGTGGGATTTGCTCAGTGGGCAACCGTGATTAATCCTGATAAACCTGAAGTTACAATGTCCCGTAATCACATTGTATACATTGCAGAAGTTCAGGAAGATGTATCTAAAAAATACAATCAAATGTTTGGGAGTAAACTAATTACTCCAGATAGTAAAAAGTTGGTATTGTGATTATGAAAACTAAAATTAAAGCACAAGTTAAATCTAGATGGTACTACATCTTCTGGGGAACTGCCACAGTATCTGTAGTTCTTGGACAGTTGTATGTGGGAACTGGATATCGTGTATTACATGGTGATATGCGAGAACTACTGAATAAGGTTGATGGAGTTCTTCTTCATAAGAACGATATTCCCTATGATGGTTATCTATGAGTTTTATAAAAACTGACAAGAGTAATTTAGTTGAACCAAAGGTAAAAACCACTCCTCAAAATGTGGCAGAGGCAAACGATAGTTTATTTCGTGCTACAATGAATTTACCTAATGCTGCAAAGCACTGTGGAATGACCGAGAAGGAAATGAAACTGACCTTCTGGGAATATTTGAAATACCATCAACCTGATTATGAAGTGCCTGAGAGTTGATGTTAAAACCCAAGTCAATATCTTTATCAACGATGATGATGACTATTGGGCAATCAAACACAACGCAATGCAGCAAGTGCATGATGACATTCACTGGCACTTGAAAGATAAATTTATTATTGATTATGAAATCTCTGAAAACTCCCCTCAGGTATCCAGGGGGTAAATCCCGTGCCTGTGTCAAACTAGATCAATATATTCCCGATCTTCGCGATTATATAGAGTATCGTGAACCATTTCTTGGTGGTGGTAGTGTTGCACTATACATTACTAAGAAGTATCCAAATCTCAAAATTCGAGTTAATGATCTTTATGAACCTCTTTACAATTTTTGGAGAGTTCTACAAGATCCATCGGATGGATACAAAATGTATAAGAGACTTCAAGAACTGAAGTCCAGATATCCCGATCGTGGATCGGCAAAAGGTTTATTTCTTGAATCAAAGGATATTGTAAATGACTATAATATGGCGAATTTATTTCGCGCTACTGCTTTTTATATCGTTAACAAGTGTAGTTTTAGTGGGCTCACTGAATCGTCGTCCTTCAGTGCTCAAGCATCAGATTCCAACTTCTCAATGCGAGGAATTGAAAAACTCCCAGGATACACGCAACTAATTAAAAATTGGGAAATTACTAATTGGTCTTATGAAGGACTCCTTACTAATAGCAAAGATGTCTTCACATACCTTGATCCCCCATACGACATTAGAGACAACCTCTATGGAAGGAAGGGGAGTATGCATAAACGATTCGACCACGATGATTTTGCTGCCGATTGTGATAGGTCTATTGGTCCTCAACTCATATCTTACAATTCGTCTCAACTGGTCAAAGATCGTTTCCAAGGATGGGAAGTAGGGGAATTTGATCTCACATACACCATGCGTTCGGTGGGTGAGTATATGCGAGAACAAAAAGAACGTAAGGAACTTGTGCTTTTTAATTATGGAATTGAAGGATTGGTTGAACAGTATCAATCAGACAAAGAAGAATCTAATCGATGAAGATCCTTCACTAGAAAAAGAATATCCTCCATACATCGTAAATCGATGTCTTTCTGGACATTTGGATTGTATTATATTCGCTAATGAAATGAATAAATACAACTTCTTGCCTAAAAAATTGCAATATGAATTTCTACTAAATAGTCTGAGGAAAAAGAAGAGATTTTCTCCCTGGCTCCGACAAGATAAAATCAAAGATCTTGATTATGTCAAAAAATACTATGGTTATAGTAATGAAAAGGCAAAGCAAGCTTTGAGGATTCTAACTAAAGAACAACTTGCATTTATTAAATTGAAATTTGAAACTGGAGGAAAAGCATGAGTGTCGTTCAAGAACCTGAAGTGAAGTGGTCGCCTGAACAAATGGTTGAAGTGGTTCTTAATGAACCAGATGACTTTTTGAAAGTGCGTGAAACTTTGACACGAATCGGGGTAGCATCAAGGAAAGAAAAGAAAATCTATCAGTCTTGCCACATCTTACACAAACAAGGTAGATATTTTTTAGTTCATTTTAAAGAGTTGTTTGCATTAGATGGCAAACATGCAAACCTTACGCAGAATGACGTTCAGCGTCGTAACCGTATTGCTCAACTTCTTGGTGATTGGGGTCTCATTGGTATTGTTGATGTGAGTAAAATCACTGATATTGCACCATTGAATCAAATTAAAGTTCTTGCATATAAGGATAAGCAAGACTGGATTCTTGAGACCAAATATAATATTGGTTCAAAGAAGAAGAAAGTAGAAGAAACTGCAGAATAATTGTGGTTCAAATTAAAGAACACGGTTGTTATTGGGAAGTAAATTCCAATAACAATCTTGTTAATGAAAATATCCAAAAAGAATTAAGTTCAAAAGCACAAAAAATTTCAGATTTATTTCTTGAAGAAATAGATAAACTCTCCTTAGAATTGCATTCGGTTTATATTGGTGGATCATATTCCACTAATACTGCAATAGAAAACTCTGATATAGATTTTCTTATTATTACTAATGATAAAAAAATTTATCAAACTTTAGAGAAAGATTTCAAACAAAATCATTGTGAAAAAGTATCTAAGGTAATAAAAGATAAATTAAATATTGATATTCATGTTGATGTTAACGTATATGATGTAGATTTTTTCAAATCGGATTATCCAAGCAGATTTGTTCATAAGTGTATTAAAGGTAAAAATCTATCATTAAGCACTATTTCTTTTGATTGTATAAAATCTAAAAATCTGGATGGACTTGAAAATGACGATTTAAATTATCTTAGAATAGTTAACAGAGAGGTTATAGAATTTATTGATAAGTATTGGGAAACAGAAAAAGATGAAATAGATTTATCAATCCAACACTATACAAAACTTCTTTTGCGATCTTGTTTTAATACTATTTGTATTGATAAAAAAATATGGACTAGATCTTTATACTATTGTTATTACTTTTTCACTCAAGAGTTTCCAGAGACTAAAAGTTTGACTAGAAAAGTTCTAGAACTTTTTTTGAATCCTAGAAAATCTAAAGAAGAAATAAAAAAAGTATTAATGCAATCTTTATTTTTAGTTAGGCACATGCAAGATAGACTTGAGGTTACTAAATAAGACTGAGACTCTTTTCGTGCGGTCTCTACGAAAGTCGGAACACCATATAAAGAGGTTCGGTTATTACCGTTCCTCTTTTTTTGTTTTTGTGTTATAAATATATCGGATGCCTTCGGGGTCCACACAACACAAACTCGCTTTTAAAGGAGCTACTATCATGGGTAACCTAGCCAGGTATCACGCTGCAAATCTTCCTGACTTGCTAGAGAAGATCAATAGGAACAGCATA